CATTGGTCAACTCGTCACTGATAGTTTGATAACCCAAGAGATTTAATACGGAGTTGATGACCGCAACAATTAAAACTAAAAACCTTACAATACTCGCTTTATCCATATTAATTCGACTCCTTTTCTAAATTATCTAAGCGTTTATGAACACTCTTATTACTTTCATCAATACGCGCTACTTCCTTTTCTAAATTGTTCCATCTAAGTTCACTTGCCCTCAAATCTACAACAATGGAATTTACAGACTGACTAATATTATCCAGTTTTGTTTCAATTACAGCGTTTTTAAAAGCTTCTCCTTTAACATCCTTATCCCGATTACGGTTAAAGGTTAAAAATCCGATTAACAAGCCAATAATCGTACATAGAATTGAAATACCGAATTGTATTTCCAAATGATCATCTCCCTTGGAGCAAAATAAAAAAGCCTTACACGGCTCCTGAAATTGGTATTACTGCTTTAACATCAATACGTGACAAAATAATATCCCCAAAAGCGACGGTATTAATTTGATTATCGTTTAAATCTGCATTAACTTGTGCAGCATCATATTCTTCCACACTTGCTTCATACTCAGCACCACTGTGGGTTATAATCTTTAGCCTGATCAAAATGATCCACCTCCTCTCGATTGAATAAAGAATTGAGTAAAAATATTTGCGTTAATGCGCCCTAAGTCATTAGGAGTAATCGTAATTGTGTGCCATCCACGATTGACTTTGCCCTCACTATCCTTTGATAAGTAAGGAATTAAGTCGATATTATCCCCGCTTGTCGCTGTGTGGGGGACGGTATTACCGTCTACTTTAATAGTCACTTTAGTTGGTGTCTTATCAAGTTTATAAATACCAAATTGGATAGCATGTGAATGATTAGGCAGTGTGATATCATGCGTATGTGCAGGAATATTAACCGAATGTGCATGATTCGGCACATCAAATTCATGTGAATGATTTGGAATTGACACGCTATGCTGATGATTAGGCACTGTCACTGAGTGAGAATGGTTTAACTGCCCTTGATTTAAAATTACAAGATGAGTATGTTGTTCATAAGGTGGCGTAATACTTCCGGTTGGTGTTCCTGTAGCTAAGGATGATCCGCTAAAATCCTTCGTGCCGCTTGAAACCGTTGTACCCCCACCACTGCTTGATGTTTGAGTACTTCCTCCACCACTAGCTGTTGATTTTGCCACTCCGCCCCCACTACTTGATGTTTGGGTGGAACCACCACCAGATGACGTGGATTTTACAACCGCGCCGCCCCCTTCGATTGCTCTCTCATATGCTCTAAACTTATCAGTCTTAAAAGATAACAAAAGCTTATTTATTTTTACGAGTTCGTCTGGTAAGTAAAAAGTAATCTCTGCAGGGTTGTCTGGATCAGCATTGTCGTTGTAATCGTGACTATCAATATTCGTTGCACCCTGGGCATATAATTCATTGATCTGCTGCCGGCGTTCAATATCAGCCTGAGTTGTTGATAAATCATCAGTTTTATTACCGATTTCTAAACTAATACCACCAGGATTTCCTTTCATATCAGATTTAGAATCTTTCATAATTCGTAAATCAACTATCTTTCCAATGCTAGGTACAGCTAAACGTACGATTCTCCCCACCTTAAACTTATCTATATCCTCACCTGTGATGGAAGATAGATCAGCGGCTGAAATATTCCATGAAACTTTTAGCTCTCTCCATTTCTTTAATAGAGCATCAGCACTCGCTTTTAATGAAGCTGCATCTTCAAATCGTTTATCTGGCCAAATGTATTCTCTTGGCCCAAATTCAGCAACCGATTCAGCATCTTCCACATAAGGAATGCCATTATTAACAGATTCAATGGTAAGTTGATTGTCTCCCTCGCCATAGCCAAGAGGATAAATTCGGTTAAAGATTCCCATTGGATCCTCTGTGATCTGTAACCCAATTAGATTTTTCCCTTCTCGGATTTCACATGTTACAATATCCTCCGGCTCTACTAAGTTCAATGTCCAAGGATAGGAAGTAGTGTCCCATGTCCATTGATAAGGAACATCAAATGGTTTTGGCACACTGAATAATGCAGAAAGCAGATTATCATTTTCCCATTTATAAGAAAAATACCGAGTAAACGCCACTGTACCAAGTTT